GTATGGGGGGTGTGGCCATGACCTTTCCACACCCAAATTTTTATATTTTTTTGCTATGGATTTTCAAATTCTCCCATATGAAAAAATATTTTTTTTACCAAAATTCCCAATTTTTCCCTATACGCTTCCGCCATCTGCCGGAATATCATTCCATTGTCTGATACACAATTGTGAAGGGTGGTTTTCGTCGGGATAATCACATACGTTGATATCATGGGAAAATTCACAATCCAAACATTCCACCCATATGGCTTGATAATCGATTCCTTTCATGGATGTTGTCAAACCCCCTGCATCAACTTCCACATTTTCACTCCCACATTTGGGACATGGTTTGGGTTCTCCCATCATATTTTTCATATTATCCACTTCCCCGTATTTCACAGATCATCTCACACAATTCTTTGGGAGCTATTGAATCGGATTGGATACCATTATATTTGAAATAATTTATCTCACAATTTTCCATCAATGTGGCTCTGTATAATCTTTGGAATTCGTTCAATTCCAGAACTTCGTCATCCGTATAGTCCAGCAACGTTTTCCACTTTTTAATTAATTCGTCGTTTGTCATAGCATTTTCTCCTTTAGAAATTCCTTCACATCCTCCTCAAACGTATCCCATTCCGTTCCGTTCACCCCGTAATAATCGTCCACCTTGAGATAACGGTCTTGGAGGATTCCAATCAAGTTCACTTTTCCCATGTTCTGTTTGTAGGGGAGATTGTCAATGAGAACGTTGTCCTTGTGGGCAACCCCTTGCTTTTCCACATATGCGCTTCCGCCATAAGCCGTGGGTATCAGATGTCTCTGGATTTCCTCCCTTGCAATGATGTGTTCCTCGTCAAACCCCCATCCGGCTTTCTCGTTGATCGTGTTGGCGTAATCGGTTGTTGCAGCAGTGAGGATATACACATTGTCCTTTCCCACAAGTTCCCGAGCATAATCAATCAGCCCTTGGGCGCAGGGTCTAATGATCGTGTAATAGGTTGTGGGATCATCCGGTATGGTGAATTGAATGTGTTCTTGATCAGGATCGCTTAAAAGCGTGTGCAGCATACATTCGTCCAAATCGATCATTATATTGTTTATCATATTAGTTACTATTTAAAAATTGTGTTTTGTTTCCTTCAATCACCATCGCGGTGATACAACCATCCCTCTTGAACGATCCGGTATCAATACATACCTTGAATCCCTGATCTACGGGTTCTTCGTGTGTCGTATGACCACAGACGACAATCTTTCCCGACTTGTGGGGGTATATGTCCCCAAACCTACCCCAGAGACACAACCATTCCTCCTGATCCTCAACATCCTGTTCATGCGCCAGAAAACCATGCACAAAGATATGATTCTCCGTCTCATAGGTTAATTGAAGATCGTTGAAGAACTTGCCATGAATCCTGAACATCTTTTCCAAGGCAGCGTTTTCATAACCGCTGTTGAAAGATTCCTTATCATAAGATTGGAGACATTCCTTACCTCCGTTCAACATCCAAGACCTTCTCATGTCCATCTTGGACATTTGCCCTTGCATGGCTTTGTAGGAATCAATTGCAAAGAGTTCGTGGTTTCCCTTGAGGGTAATTACATTGTATTTCTTTTGCAATTTGATGATGAAATCAATTACACCCTTGGAGTCCTCCCCCCGATCAATGTAATCCCCCAGAAAGATGATGGTGTCTTCCTCCGTGGGTTTGATTTTCTTGAAAAGGTTCTTAAGCTTTGCCAAGCACCCATGCACATCGGATATTGCTATGATTCGTTCCATGTTTCCCCCATCATACCTTAGTTTTTAAGGATGTCAACCATTAAATAATTCCATGAGAACACTTTTGGAATCCTTCTATGACATTCAGGAATTGACCCCCACCACGAAATTGAAAGATATTGTAGGAATGGAATACATCAAGGTTTTCCGATCATCCGCCAGAGCGTCCAAGAACGATTACCAATCTGGTTCCCATTGCGGCACGGAACAACAGGCTTTGATCCGTGCTGATTTCATGATAAATGACGAGGGAAAATATAATAAATATTATTTGTATGAATTGGTTTTACGAATGGGAAGCGTTTTCCCCAAGCTTTTGCCCGATGACGGTTCCGATCATGGATACGGATTCGTGAAAGGGTTGGATCAATACGATTTGGCTTTCTACAAGAACACGGGAGAGGGGGACATTCGGAACGAGAACCTTTCCGTGATCATCATCAACCCCGACATTGTGGCGCAATCCAAGATGGTTCGGGAACTGGATGGGGAATACCTTTTGGGAATGCAGGATGAATTGTATACTTGACTTGTTTAAAAAATAGGTTACAATGAGGACATGAATCAACTCAAACCAAAAGTCGGAACCACTTGTCCAGTATTTGGAACAGATCAGGAAGCTAAAAAATTCTTTGACGATTTTCGTAAGTCTGTGAAAGAAGATTTGAAAGAATTTGCCAAAGCGCGGAGGGAATCGGAACAGATTGTTTACAATATGAAATTTGAGAAAGAATTTGACAAATTGAGAAATGGTGGTTAAATATAATTTCAATCGCGGGGCAGTCAGTAGTAGTGCTGAATCTGGCTCATAACCAGAAACTCGGTGAGGGCGCACTTCCCTCCCCCGCAACCATATCGCTTCGCCGCACTGATAACTTTTCAAGACGTTGAAAAGAACCCAGAAATTGACCAGAAGCAAAATGCGTCCATGGTGTAACAGTAGCATCTCAGATTTCCATTCTGAGGGCGTGGGGGCGGAACCCACTGGACGCTCCATTTTTATTATCACACTTCCCCATCTAATATAGTATGAACAAAGAAGAACTAAGTCAAGTAGTCCTCCATCGAAGGAAAAACGGCAAGCTGGAAATCGCGGAATGTGGGGAACTATATATCGGTTCTCGTGATTCCTTACAGAATATTATCAATATGTTAAACGATAATATTGATAAGCTTGCCGCTGAAAGGAAATTGGCAGATGATCTAGCCATCGAGCTATCCCGTCTCGCAAATTGGCGGGAAGTCCATGACATTGATTGCCATTACAATTCGACACCTTTAACGAATTGGGAAGCATCCCGAATGTCATGAAACTGAAATATAAAGTAGAAAAAGATGGGGATGATACAATTGTATCATTGGTTAATTCTTCCCTGAAAATCACCCCAAATATGATGGATGATGTCCAAAGACTGAATTTAGCTAAGACGTTTGACGGTAATGAAAAATTAGCGATTGAGTCAGCTAAAAATGAAATTCATTGGAGATTGACGAATAAAAACATGGGGCTACATGATTTCATGAGAATCCTATTGAATAGCTTGGGGGATGCTAGGGGTATGGGAGATATTGAACTTAAAAACGCAAAGATTCGAGAAGCGATGGAAAAGATTCAAAGTTTTTTCAATGATGACTCCAGATCCATCTATTAAATGAAATACAAAAAGCTACGAAAGAAAATCAAAACCGAAACCTCAACCTGTAAGTGGTTGAAATGGTTCAAGTGGAAAAGAACGTGTAAGGATAAGAATGAACATGAAGAAGACCGTTGAAATACAATTTGAAAAAGTTGAAGTGAAACAGGGAATCCGAAAATTGGAAGGTAATTGGACTGTTGAGATTGATCCAGAGCCGATCATCATGTATTACTATCCTACCCTATGGGAAAGAATTTGGAATCGGATTCTGAATATCTTTGGAAAGGGTAGGAAGAATTGGATATACGACGAATTATCAAATGAAATTTTAAAATATGACAATAACAGGACTACCGAAACACCTTGAGAATTATTCCCTAGCGGTTTTTGAATACTTTGCCACGGGGGATGGTATTACAACCGAAGCGGAATTGCTATCAGACCCCGAACAAAAACCAACGATTGGGTGGGAGGGATTACCAAACAACATCATACCAGCGGTAATCAATAAAAAAGAAACCTTCCACGGGAATGAATACGAATACCTTGATTGGAATCCCGAATTCAAGGCTGCGTTTCTTGAGAATTTTGGTGTGGGGGATTGGCTGAAATTCCTGAACTGCTGTGTGGAACATAAGAATGTGCTTGATCTGGTGAAGAAAGCGCATTACAATTTATCTTAAAAACTAGAATACAATAGAGACATGAAACAAGTAAAATTGATTATCGCAAATACGGAAACCAATACGGTTTATTTCAATTATGGGGACGATTACTCCGACATCACAAGGGTTTTAGTGGAAGATCATTCCCCATGGGAAGAGGTGGAGGATGATGATTTATACCAATTGGAAGAATTTGTGCGAAATTTCAACTTGCCGAAAAATAAAAAGAAATCTTTTGCGTTCCTTGTTGTAAAACAAGAACAAATCACCGCCCAATCCGCAATTGATTTCATTGTGAAAAAGAGGGAGGATGAACGTAATAAATATTTGGAAGTGGAACGTAAGCGCAAGGAAGAAGCCGAAAGAAAGAAAGAAGTGAGGGAAATGAAGAAATTGGCGAAGACCAAGGAACAGAAAATTCTGCTTCTGGAACAATTGAAGAAAGAACTTGGAGAATAATATGGCAAGATACAACAAACAAGCAGATAGACGACAGCAAGAACGAGAAGAATTCAAAAGACAGGATAAATTAGTGACGGAAAAGTATGGTTCTTGGACTAATATGCATAATCAAGAGATACGTGCAAATAGTAAGGGGAAGTTATTTTTTCGTGGAATTTGAAGAAAAAGATTGAAGAATAATATGGGCAAGAAGAAAAAATTATTGTTTATAGCCAAAATGCTACACGCTGCCAATGCTGATGATTCATCTTGGGATAGATTGCTTGATAAGAGAGATTGGTCAGCACCATATCAAATGGCAAAGAATGAGTATTTTAAAATGGCGAGAAAAATATATCCCCTAATTGATCAAAAAGAACTTGAAAATCTAAACGCATCTGCTAAATAAGAATAACGACATGAGCAACAACCAAAATTATAATCAGGAGAAACCGACACCATCTGGGTGGCGGCGAGAATGATTATATGGTAGTATCTACTGTTTTTCACGCCCCATCTTTAACGAGATGGGGTTTTTTGTTTTGAGGGTGAACCAAGCTGCCAGAAAAGCTAGAGAGTGGTGAAAGACTAATATAAATGTTGAAATATATTTTATGGGTTTGTAGGTAAGTGGCTGAAACCAACGGACTTTTAATCCGTCTCCGCAAGGACATCGCAGATTCGAATTCTGCCGAACCCACCAAATCTTAGGTACTCTAATGGCAAGAGGGCAAACTGTTAATTTGTTGTAATCCGTCTCCGAGCGGTATGGTGGTTCGACCCCACCCCTAAGAGCCAATTTTCAATGCACCAGTAGGCAAATGGTAAAGCCAACCGCCTTTCACGCGGTAATTCTGAGGGTTCAAGTCCCTTCTGGTGTGCTATCGCCTCTGTAATTCAACGGTAGAATGTCTGATTTGTAATCAGGTTATGTTTTCGGTTCGATTCCGACCAGAGGCTCATATGTGTTAGCTCCAATGACGGTGAATTGGGTCTGGCTGTAACCCAGATGCCTTCGGGCTTAGTCTGTTCGAATCAGACCTAACACACCATATCGGGAATTGATGTAATCTGGTAGCATCGGGCGTTTGGATCGCTCTCGTCTCAGTTCAAATCTGGGGTTCCCGACCACATCAAAGTTCAAATTTTATTAGAAAAATTTGAACTTTGAGATAAATAAACACATGGCATATAGAGAAAAAATATTAATACTTAGCGAAGAGGGTAAATCATACAACGAAATAATTAAAATTCTTGGTTGTTCTAAATCAACAGTTTGTTACCATCTCGGTGAAGGGCAGCGAGAAAAAATAAAACAACATTCTAAAAAAACATATTCTAAAAAATCTGGGTTGTCTAAAAAATTGAAAAGTTTTGCTTATAAATATGGTAAGGTTCGTCACACACTCCAAAGAAAAAATAAAAAAGATTCACTCTTAAAAGTGAGTGATGTTATGAAATCTTTAGGTGAGCATCCCAAATGTTATTTGACGGGGGATTCTATAAATCTTGAAGATATATCATCTTATTCGCTAGATCATAAATTACCAATATCCAAAGGAGGTGAATCGACTTTAGAAAATTTGGGATTAACGACCAGAGATGCTAATAAATGTAAGTCGGATTTAACTGAGACTGAATTTATAGCTTTATGTAAAAAAGTTCTTATTCATAAAGGATATAAAATCACTTGACCACGGGTGTCCTAGCATTGGAGAGCAAAGCTGACTGTAAATTAGCGGCAACATCAATAAGTCTGTGCTGGTTCGACTCCAGCGGCACCCACCAATCGCCCCATAGCTCAAAGTAGAGCAACAGATTTTGACTCTGTAGGTTCCGAACTCGAAATTCGGTGGGGCTACCATTTTTCACATTATCCCTTAAATAATAATATGATTTTCCAACTCCAAGAACTCTACGAATCCGTCCTCATCACAGAGATGAACCAAAAGGTCGTGGATTATCTCAACCAACATTCAGATGACCTACCTTTTGATCATATTTTTGGAGACAAGATGCGCGTGGCATTTCCCATTGGAACGGACATTACGGCTCAGAGTATCATGGATGACATGAAAAGAATCCAGCATTTTGACAAGGTGGATTTGAAGAAAGGGGAAGTCATTAGGAAAATCAAGCTTGATCCAAAGTATGGACAGGGAGAACACAAGGAACAGAAGATCAACATTGGCAAAGCGATTGCTGCCCTGAAAGTATCGGAAAACAAAAAGAAAAAATATCTGGATTGGTTTGCGATGTATAAGGACAATCTGGAAGCAGCTTTTGAGAAACCGGAATTCATAGTCATCCTTTCCCGCGCTCCCATTGATGTTGTCCGCATGTCCGATCACCGCAACATATCATCCTGTCACTCCCAAGGTGGGGGGTATTTCCAGTGTGCCATCCAAGAAGCCATTTCAGGGGGTGCCGTTGCCTACGTGGTAAGAGAAGAAGATTTCAATGAGCTTACGGAAGAGGACTTCCAAAAGAGGGAAATATTCGTGGATTCCGATAGGGGAATCTCTGGTGCTTATGGTTTGCGCCCCATGTCCCGTTTGCGTGTTCGCCGTTTGGTTGATGACAATGGGGATGAGATTGCCATTCCCGATACCAAGATATATGGGGACACCACGATTCCCAATTTCTACAAATCCTTGGTGAATTATCTGAAAAACAAGCAATCAACCACTCCTGAAGATTTCCGGGGCAATTCTTATACCAAAAAGGGGGGAACATATTACGATGATGATATCCTCGATCTTGTTGCCAATTATTTTTCGGATGAAGAGAACCAACAAGATTCATCCGATTTCGAACGAATCAAACATGATTGGGATGATGAGGCTGGAGAAAATAGGCATTCCCAATTAGGTTTGGAAGATGAGCTTGAGGAAATAAAAGAAAGATATAACGATAGGTTGGAATATAGCAGTGTTGATTATGACATAATGGACGATGAAGAGGTATATTTCCGATCCAGTGGACATTCCACTATAGATTTAACCAAATTCAATTTACCGGATGATGTCGAATTGGAAGCCGAAGATTATGATGTGAGAAAGGCGCATGATGGGGAATATGATGATGATTACGAATATTCCCAATTGTTTCAATACATATATGATAGAGCAGACATAAACATATACCGAATGATCCTAACCAACACCAGCTTGGAAATCCACTTTTCAGACGAGGATTATCACAATGATTCCGATAAATTTGATACCTATTGTCATTATATGAAGGATTTTGACGATAAGATCGAGGATATGTTGGATGATGAGGATGGTCTTTTGGAAGTGTTCATGGAAGCTGGGTTTATAAAAGAAGCACCATCCGGTAGTCCGAATTATTCCATGATCACTGAATATTTGGCGGATGAGGAAGAGTGGTTTGATAATTTCAACTTAAATGGTGATAAAATTTCCAGACCATTCACTGTAGATGCTCCCGTTAAATTGTTGTTAAATCCTACCAATACCGAAGTGGATTACCCAACAACAAACCTGCGAAATTTAACAGATATCACAGGGAAAATTATCACCAAATTGGCTATAGAGAATTTCAAACCAACGGATAAGGATGATGTTGCTCAGTTACAATTTGATAAATTTTTTGAATCATATACCAATCCCATGGAAGGTATAGATTTTTTAATGATGGGTGTCACAGCAAATAGGAATTACAACGATTATTTGGTGCTTGATAATTTTAAAATAAATTTCAAAAACATGGATAATAAAAATTTCCAATTCGTTCAATTTTTAGATGAGTTCTTCCCCCACATCTTAAACACTTTGCGCTTGTATTGTCTCATGGATATCGAACACTACGAAGCGAAGGAAAATTCTTTCCGTGATACACCATCTACTGAAAAAAGTAATTTTGGAGTTTTATCGAAAAAACATAATTACACCAATCTGTATCGAGTATATTCCAAATACCTTAAATAACATCATGGTTAAATTTCATAAATTGTATCATGAATTGATGGAAAGTGTCTTACCCGAAGAGGAAGATTATCCTGAAGCATTTTCATTCAACGAATTCAATTCCATTTCGTCCTATGCTGGAAAATTGAAATATGCCACGCAACATTTGAAAAGATTGGGTTCCGGTTCATCCCGTGTCATATTCCAAGTTGATAATGAAAAGGTTCTCAAGGTTGCCAAGAACATCAAAGGTCTGGGACAGAACAGCGTAGAAGCAGATCACTATCTACAAAGTTATGGTGTGGTTGCCAAGGTATTTGAAGTTGCAGAATGGATCAAAGATGAGGGACCATTCTGGGTGGAAATGGAATTGGCTAAGAAAGTATCCCCAAAGAGATTCCAAGCATTGACTGGATTATCCCATACCGAAGTTCAGGATTACCTGACATGGTGGAAATCGGAAAATCAAGGGAGGAGAGGGTGGGGACACAGTATATCCGATGAATTAAAAGAAAAGGTTCAAGAGAACGAATGGTTCCAAGATTTAAATTCTTTGATTATGGATTATGATATGGAATATCCCGGAGATTTTGGTCGGGTGAATTCCTATGGAGAAGTTCTTAGAGATGATCAACCATCCATCGTATTGGTGGATTTCGGATTATCCCGAAGTGTGTGGTATGATTATTACAGACGAAGTTAATCCTTGTGTATCTTTTCCAACTTGGAGTAATAAACAGGGTCTTCGTCCAAATGATTTCCGACGATTCTTTTAACCAACTTCTTACCTAATTTGGTTTTACGTTTGGATGGTGTCACATGCTCTTGTTCCACTTTCTCACCTTTGGACATCTCCGATTTTGATTGATCGGATTTCTCAACTTTCTTGAGATAGTCATCGAAAAAATCTGTGAACTTTTTCATAATATTATTTATATTTCGTGTTGTAGGGGTTGATCGGATGTGATCCGGTGTTTCTTACCCTCATCATCCAAATAGATAACGGGATCAACCACGAAGATATTCCCATCGTCATCCATCAGCACATTCTCATCGTGCATATCTTCCACACGAATTCCCTTCTCCGCATTATAATAATCATGCTGGGTTCCCTTTATCTTGGTGTATCCCAATTTATTCATTAACTCCTCCACATCCACTTCCGTTGCTCCTTTAGTGGCACGGACATGAGGTTGGGAGATGATCGGCTGGAGTTCCCCATCATTGATCACAAACCCTTCCAGACTATACGGCGATTCAGGGAATGAAGCATTGTGCAAGACAAGTCTGTAAAAGAATTCCAAATAGGTGGTGTGGTAAGATAAGTTATTTCTCTTGAACCATCTCTGGGATTCCTCATCAAAATAAACATTGTTTTCCGCTTCCCCTTTTCGACCCTGTTCATTCCACTTGCTGTCAAATTCGTTGTTATCCATCATCAGACCAACTTTCTCGGCCCAATGTGTCAACCATTTCTCTTCCACGGGTTTGACCCGTTTCGCCATTACATTTCTACCAGCGACCTTTTTCTTGTATTCTTTCTCCGCTGTGAACTCTGGGATCGAATCATCTCGTATTGATTCATGGCTTCTGTAAGCGACAGCG